TTTTTTAACTTTTTTTTATTTTAATAAAAAAAAAAAAAAAAAAAAAAAAAATAAGTCAAAGTAAGGGTGACTACTATGACTACTGTGACAAATCGCTTGTAAGTCATTGATAGTTCGTTACCAAATGAGAATCATTATCAATTAATTTTTAGCATTTTTTAAAAAAAAATTTTATAACGGCGCAAATTATAAAAACTGGCGGTTTGTGGGGCCCCCGGACCGGCGCCATGGGGGTCTATTTTTTTGGGGTGTCGCTTTTTTACAACACCCCCTATGCACCAAAGGAGGGCCATGCACCAAAATAGTGCACAACCTATGCACCATACTGGTGCTGCACCAATGTGGTGCGCTATGTTAGTGGCTACTAACCTATGCACCAAGATGGGGAAGTAAGTGAGCACTCACTAACTATGCACCAATGTGGTGCACAACTGGACAGCGTTTAAACAATGCACCAATGTGGTGCGCTATGTTAGTGGTTATTTGCGTTAGTGGCTACTAACCTATGCGGGTGCGAGAGGGGAACTAGAGATGTGGCGTCAATACAACAATAATACCAAATAACTACCCTCTAACATGACAATCCAATATAAAGCGTTTTAAGCCCCTTTTTAGCCGTTTGCCTGTCAGATGGGGTATAGGTATCACCCGCCCCACGATCTCGATTTTGCACTACTTTGGTGCGCTTATAATCTTTAGTTATATTAGGGTTATCCCTAGTGCAACACCTGATAAAACCCCATAATTCCATGACTATAATTAGGCATGGCGCAAGCAATTAAGCCCGCCTAGATTACTAACCTAAAAGGAATAGAACCATGACACAAGCAACAATCACCAAACCATTCGCCAATTCGTTCGGGGTAGATAAGCCATTGACCCGTGAGCAATACATTCAAAGATGGATTGAACCAACGCACCAATTCGCCTACATACTGGGCGCAGAGGGATCATTAGACAAGCTCAACGAACTACAAAACGAGATCACCCGTTTAGCGGGCATCCGTTGGGATCAGGCATAAACAATAACCAACAGGGGGCGCAAGCCCCCATATAAACACTACCAAAAGGATAGACAAATGAATCACACAACCAACAGAGAAACTTATCTCAACTACATAACAGATACATACGCCCGCCCTTACTTTGAATCCAAAGGCTACACAATCCCCGACAATATCCGTATGTCATGCTCACTTACCAGCCGTAAACAGGCAATAGGTCAATGCTGGGCAAGCGAAGCAAGCGGGGATAATACTTTTGAGATATTTATCGCCCCATCTCAAGCCGATTCCATAGAGGTTATTGATACCCTAATCCATGAATTGGTTCACGCTACTGTCGGCATTAAAGCGGGGCATGGTAAGGTGTTTAAACAATGCGCCACAACCGTAGGGCTTGAGGGCAAAATGACCAGCGCAAGCGCCAATCCTGAATTAAAAGCCTTGATTGCTCAATGGGTAAGCGAAGCGGGACAATATCCCCATGCGCCTTTGACATCATCAGGCATCAAGAAACAATCCACCCGTATGATTAAGTGCGTTTGTGATTCTTGCGGGTATCAGGTTTATACATCCCGCAAGTGGATAGAGGTATCAATTCCTAAATGCCCTGATCGTGAATGTGATGATTATTTTGTAGAGATGACAGTAAACACAGACGAATAAAACCAAAGGCGGGGCAATCCCCCGCCATGTTTAAACACTACCAAAGGATAAAACCATGCAAAAAGCATATATACCAATGATTAAAAAAGCCCTTACCAAAGGTTTGACCCTATCCGTATTTGATGGCGATGAATGGCAAGTAAAACGATCAACCGCCTTCAAAGCGATCAAAGATGCCATAGAATCCGTTGATGAAGCGCAAGTGAGATTAAGAGATAAGGCGGGCGAGATTGTCGGCTGGGCTCTCATAATCCACGATTGCGAGCCCGATTGCATGGTAGCGGATCACACTTACAATCCCCTAATGTGCGAATTGTGCGGGACACAATTTGATTAAGGGTTATCCCTAATTCACAAACCAAAACAATGCCCCCGATAATAAGGGGGCAGTATCAAACAAACACTAACCGCAAAGGAATAGACGCTATGTCAAACAAATATCAAACTGTCGAGCTAACAGGCGAAGCCCTAGAAGCCTATATCAAGGCACGATTCCCAAAACACCAAGCCGAGGAACTAGAGGAAGATGAAGCCGAGGAAGATGAAGCCGAGGAAGATGAGCCAAGCGAGGTAGAGTATTTAGAGGAGCATGAAGCCCGCTTACGCTACGATTCGATGCTAGATGATTGCTACCCGCCCGTTAATGTTTGCGGGTATGAATACGACCCAAGCCGAGCATTAAAGGAACTCGACCCGATAGCATATGAGTGCGGGTTTAACGACTATTGCAGTAGTTTAGAAGATGACAATATCAAAGTTAATTATTAAGGAGAACCAACACCATGCAAAATTTACAAGTCCAACCACTAGCAAGCAATATGACCCTTTTAAAGACCGATAGCGCATTAGTTTTGTTTAGCTATGCTACACCCGTAGCAGTCTATGACAAACGCAACCACGACTATTTTAGAACCGCTAAATGGTGGAGCAAGACCACAACCCGCCACATCAATAAATGGCTTGATGGTGTCCAAGCCCAAGAGAAGCCCCAAGAATTTTTTGATGAATATTTAGGAGGTGTTTAAACATGGCTCAATTCTATCTTAATAATCGACCAATCCCGCAAGGGGTAGCAATCAACCATCTAGCAAACTGGATAGGCGATACCCAAGTCCATAGAGTTCGGGGCATTGTGCAAGGTGCTCTCATGGGCGATAAGTTAGCCATTAAAACATTGGCTAATTATGGCTTACATTTTGCGGAGGGTGTTTAAACATGAGCAATATTCTATTCGGTTTAATTATCGCCTTGATTGTTTGCGCTATTTTATTGGGAGGCACTACGCTATGAACAAAGACGATATTTTAATAGCCCTAATGCTTATCGGGTTATTTTTTATTGCTTGCTTTGCCCCTGAATATTGGGGTTAAATATGGATCGGGGTATATGGGTTAAATATGGTGATTACATAGGAAGGACAGGAGCAACGCACCAAAAGAATAATCGCACATTTATAGAGTATATAAAGGAAGATCAAACAATCCAACGCAAGTGGGTATTACCTAGCAGTATTGAACCATTAAATGAAGCAGTCCAAGATTTATTAACTAGTATTTACATTAAATAAAGGAAACAACCATGTCAGATTTATACAAAGCAGTATCATTATCAGAGTGTGCCGACTTAATCGCTACTGTTGGCGATACTGTAACAGTCCTAGCACAAGGCGAGATGGGTATAGGCAAGTCCTCCATGCTCAAAATGTTACAAGCCAAATTCCCTGACCATTTTGTATGCTACGGGGATATGACAACCAAAGATGTAGGGGATTTTCTAGTCCCAAAGATAAGAAGTTTAAACGATGTGGAGGTATGCTCATTTATTCCTAATGAGGAGTTTGGATTCCATTTTGATAAGCCAATTATTTTAATGTTGGATGAGATCGGCAAGGCATCAAAGGCAGTCATGAACGCTTGCTTGCGCCTTATGTTAGAACGCAAACTAGGCACTTATTCACTACCCGAGGGTTCTATTGTATTTGCCACTACAAACCTAGCCAATGAAGCCATCGGGGACAATTTGCCACCCCATGCCCGCAATAGAATCTCAGTTGTGAAGGTTCGCAAGCCATCATCCGATGAGTGGATTGAGTGGGCGTTAGAAAACAACATAGCCCCCGAGGTGTTACTGACTGTAAAGCAATTCCCGCAGATGTTGGCATCATTCGAGGATTTTGATAAGGCATCGGACAATGAATACATCTACGATCCACGAACACCCCGCCCCGCATTTTGCACCCCACGCAGTATGCAAAAAGCCAGCGACATTATTAAGAAGTCCAAAGGGCTAGGTTTAAACATCATGGCTCACGCATTAAAAGGAACGATTGGAAACCGAGCCACTTACGATATGCTTTCCATCATCCAATTAAATGACGAATTACCCGACTGGGATTTAATCATGGATGCACCTGATAAAGCCCCCATTCCTAAATCGCCTAGTGCCGTTTGTATGTTAGTTTATTCAGCGATCCAACGGCTAGAGAAGGAGGATATCTCTAAATGGATGAAGTATTGCGAACGCCTTTCCAAAGAGGCACAAGGGCTATTTGCCACCGCCATTATGCGAACCAGTAAGAAAACCACAGTAGGCACTAATCAGGGCTTCATTAAGTGGGCTACCGCCAATAACTACCTATTTGCTCAGAGTGTTTAATCATGGAAACTAGCGAATTGTTTTTGATTGTATGGGCTACGATTGCCACAGTCCTTGCCGTTGTGTTTAAACACATAGCGACAAGGGCGCATAAAACCCTCTTACTTTTCCAGTTGGGCTTAATGATGGTGGCAGATGGTAAGGCACAAATTTATAAAGATGGCGATAAAGTGGGGATTAAACAATGCGATCCAACATGATTAAACACTATCCATATAGTTTTAAACCACGCCCTAATAAGATCGAGGAAGCCCGTAAGCAATCTATTTTTGAACGCATGAAGCAAGCCACAACACCCGCAGAAAAGCGGGAGATCATTAAGGAAACAAACCCATTGTTTTATGTATTACATAATTTGAAAGGGCAATAAATGAAGCGATACAAAGCAATCATTGTGAAGCGCACCTACCAAACCATTATCTATGATTTAGATGAGGATTTTGATTACTCAATGGAGGATGTCAAGCGCATGATTTTGGATGAGTTCGACCCCATCGCACACAATAGCGAATCAGAAACCGAGATTTACGATCTAGCGGAGGTAGTTTAAACATGGAAAATAAAAAACATCATTTTAGAGCCACAGATGCCTTTGAGTGCATGACTTGGTTAGCTAAGGCATACCCCAAAATATTTAAAGAATGGGTTTGTGTGCATGAAGTAGCGCAAGACAATGACGAGGAAATCATGGAGAGGGAAGTATAATGGCACTAACCGCAGAGCAACGCATTGAACGGGCGCACATTGATTTAATGAAGTCCCCGCATTTTGTAGCCTATTCAGGCATTTTGATGATTGGCGATGTCAAAGTTAAAGACAACATACCAACGGCTTCAACCAATGGTAAGAATGTTCACTACGGGCGCAAGTTTGTAGAGAGTTTAAACGATACCGATTTGCGAGGTGTGATTATCCATGAAGCCAAACACAAAATGTATAGGCACTTACTAACATGGAGGCACTTATCCAAGATCAACCATGACAAGGCAAATAGGGCTTGCGACTATGTGATTAACTTGGAGATCGTTGAGGAAGGCGAACGAGCCAATGGGTTTATTACTTTACCTAAAGGCGGGCTGATTGATAAGAAGTTTAAGGGCTTAGATAGCGGGCAAGTATTTAACCTACTACCCAATGAACCGCAAGATGGTCAAGGCAGTTGCTTAGATGAGCATGATTGGGATGATGCAGAGGACATGACCCAAGAGGAACAAGAGGAACTAGCCAAAGAGATTGACCAAGCCATTCGCCAAGGTGCAATTTTGGCTGGCAAAGTGGGAGGTAGTTTAAACAGATCGTTTGATGATTTGATGTCGGCTAAGGTGAACTGGAAGGATGCCTTGCGGGAGTTTGTATCGGATGTATGCAAAGGCAAAGATGATTCAACATGGCGCAAACCAAACCGCAGATGGTTACAACATGATATTTATATGCCTTCAACCATTAGCGAATCAGTAGGGCGAATGGTAGTGGCTATTGATACATCGGGCAGTATTCAAGGTGCAATCCTTAATCGGTTCTTATCCGAAGTGGCGAGCATTATGGAGAATGTATCACCCGAGCAAGTGGATTTGATTTACTGGGACAGTAAAGTAGCGGGGCATGAGGTTTATGGTTCAGGTGAAGCAGATAAGATGAGGGCATCAACCCAACCGAAAGGGGGCGGAGGCACAAGTCCATCTTGCATTACTAAATACATGACCAAGCACAACATACAACCAATGTGCTCTATTGTGCTCACCGATGGCTATGTAGGCAACGATTGGGGCGGGAATTGGAATAGCCCTGTATTGTGGTGCATTGTGGATAACCGCCACACTAACGCACCCAACGGAGTAACCATTCATATTGACGAGGAGAGATAATGGAAAAGATTAAGATTGGCGATTGGGTAGTAGATGATGAGGGCGATATTTGCCAAGTATCGAGAGTTGAATATGACACCACTAACCGAGGCGAAAGGGATTTCACCACATGGGTGGAGCAAAACTACCCGCTAGTGTTTAAACAATACATGAAGTCCAAAGAGGATTATTTAGATGATAATGACGAGATATATGGTTATTGGGAGTCCGTTCGCAATAATGGATCAATCAATGGTTCAAAAATGCTATGCACCGAACGCAGATATATTAAGGGTGTATATCCAACCAAAGAAGTAGCGATGATCCACGCTAGTGTAATCAATGCCGACCTAGAAAACGAAGATGAGGAGTTGATATGACATCCGATGAATTGAAAACGGCTTACGAATTGTTTAAACAAATTCAGTTTGATTGCAAGCCTGAAACTGATAAATATTATTCGCATTATAACGAGCAAGTGCAACACGATACAAAATTCTTTACCCGCTTTATGTCTTGGGTCAAGCAGTCATACCCCGATGTATGGGAAGCATGGCAAGCAGTCGAAGATATTAAGAACGGAGTTTAAACATGGCGAATGTATTGAGCAATCAGATAACTCAGATTATCAATGACGGCATGAATAAAGTTTTCGATGATGCTTATAAGATACGAGAGTTAGAACTATTTAAAGAATGGGTTATGGAATCATACCCGCAAGTAGCCAAAGAGTATGGCTATGTTAAAGATATTGAAAGGGATTTATAAAATGAGTTTTGGATATTACAACACACGCACACCTTATGAGGTGCAACGGGATAACGGAGGAAGATTTGATTTTGCTAAGATCAAGGAACGCTATGAGAACACCAAACCAATTCAAAGTAAGCAACGCAAACACCTTGATGTCCGACCAATCGGGCAACGAGATCGAAGCCATGAGAGGATTGTCAAAGTTAATGATAACGAATATTATGTTACTTATGATGCGTATTGCCGGTCAGAGATCAATCACCCTGACCGCAAACACCAAAAAGCAATTACATATAGTTTAAACGGAGAGATGGAAACAATCACAGTCCACACCCCACGCACGACTTGGAATAAAGAAAACCCCGATAGATTGTTTTATAAGGCATTTAGTAGCCCATCCACATTCTATTTTTACACTTTTAACTTACCAGTTGGTATGGATATGTATAACTGGAACTCAGCGAAGTATGTTCGCTTAAATACCGAGCAAGGATTCCAACACTACACCATTGAGAAGGGCGATATCACATTCACCCGTAAAGTTGGCGCACAGTATTGGATGCCGATGGTAGTCCATCGTGAGGTGATCCATAATCTTGACCGCACCAAAACTAAAGAGTGGAGAGAACGAGCTAAACCCCTCCTTGATTACTTAAACATCATGGTAGATATGGTAGATGGTAAATATCTGTCCTACTACATCAATGCTCTAGCCGAAGCAACCAAAACTATTACATCGAAAGAGGAAGTGTTTAAACAACCTAACGACGAAGCCCCCGAGCATTGGTTTGAGTTGGCTGAGTATTATAAGAAGCGCATTGAATGTGTTGAGTATGTAGGCTATGGAAAGCCCGCAATTTATTCACACGATAAAAGCAAACTCAAAACAATCTTATACAAAGACCTTTATAAACTGGTCAAGCCATTAAAAGCAATCGAAGTGCCACTCGGCGAGCCATGTAAAGATCGTTTTAAATCTTGGTTTTAAGGAGAATATGATGACAATAGAATTAACACGCCAATATGAGCCCTTTGTAAATGCAAAATGGGTAGATGCCAAACTCATAGCAATAGCAAACGATATTCAAACCGCTATCCCCGAGGTGCAGTTTAAACAAGGTGAGATATATACATACAACATACCCGAGAGTTGCAAACCCGATGGTGTTACGCAGTCCCTCGATATTTATTTTGAGGATGATCCAAACAACCGCATTGGTGTGGTGGGTATTGATAGATACAACGATAAGTATTACATCACCAACCGCAATATTGAGGATGGTAGGCATTTATATGGTAGAGGCGAGGGCGAAACCAAGCAATCCAAACACGCTAAAAACATTGTGAAGATTGCTAAGGAAACATTGAAGCCACTTAACATTCTACAAGTAATGGATGGATGCAAGCGAGAGTTTGAGCAGAACATAAACTCAATTCGCACTAAATGGAGTTGGGAAGTAAACCGCAGAACCAATGATGCCTTCAAGGTAGCGTATGAAGATATGATCCACCTAAAGAGTATTAACTATGAACCACGCACTCAGAAGTTTGCTGATGCTATGAACTACCTTTATGAGAACCGAGCCAACATTGATAAGTATTCCAATTATGACCCGCACTTCCATTTTGTATGGGTCAAACCTAATTGTGTGGAATACATAGCCAAAGGTCAAAAAGAACCACAACGAGTGCAGAGTTTAAACGACCTACCCGAGCAAATTCGAGGTAAAATGTTTGTGTTAGATATCTCCGATGAGAAGCAGTTTGTCGAGGATGTCGGGCGCAAAGAAAACAAAACCGCATACTGGGTGATGACATGAACATTAACGATTGGGTGATGACCAATGCCTATGTTGGTCAGTTATGGAAACATGGTGGGATGTATAGTCAAATTTTGGTGAGGGATGATTTAAAAGAGGTTATTGGTCATGTCTTAGTGCCAACCGATGAGTTGCGAGTGATCCCCAAAGAGGTAGCGGATATTATTAGGAGTGTTTAAACATGGAGGATAAACAGTATTACCTAATCCCAAGCGATGAGGATATTCGCCCCCACTTACGGGGTCAGGTGTGCGTTATTGGAGTATTGAGTAAGTATGAGAAGTATTCATTCGACATGGTGCGGGTAAATATTCCCGACAACCCGAGCCGATGGAATAGAACAGTAATAAGTAAGAGCAGATTGATTCCTGTAACCAAAGAAGTAGCCGACATTATGGAAGGATATAAATTAGAAGATGCGTAAAACTTATGTTACCAATCAACGAAATATGGTGGGTGTTGCTTACGATCTACCCGAATGGCTAGATTTTAACGAGAAGCCACCGAGAAGTTTTGAAGTAATATGGCTTGACCAAACAGGCAAACCATTTATGAGATCAACGGCATCAACCGCAACAGTATCGCCCGTAACCAAAGAAGTAGCCGACATTATAAGGAGTGCTAGGATTGGCTGATATAACGATGTGTAGGGGAACAGATTGCCCTATGAAGGAGAAGTGCTACCGATTCACCGCACCGATCAACGAATACAGGCAGTCATTTTTTGTAACTGTGCCATTAAAAGATGGCGAGTGTGAATATTACTGGGAGAGAACATGAACAGAGATTATTTTAAAGACGAGAACCACGATAACTTTGATGAGGAGTATGAAGATACCAAGTGCTATATGTATAAACTCAAAATCTTGGAGCAGTTAAGCAGCGACGAAACATTTATCGGCAGCGACCAAAACGATGATTAAATATGATGATTTTGGAGCAATCGTATGGCAAGAGCCAAAACGAAAGAGGATCAAGAAATTAACTTTTCTGGATGCGTTTAAACTACTTGGAGAGGCGCTAATGTGAGTGAAATATTAACTGGATTTTTGTATCTACCTGTCCTACTTATAAGTGGTTTATGGTGGTTAGTATGTAAAGCGTGGTGGGCTTTATTACTTTTATATCTATACACCATCTATTTGCACCATAATAGGGCATAGATTTCACAATGTGGTATAATCGGGGTTCAAACCACAAATTGAACCCCGATGATCGACCAAGACATTCTATCTGATTACTTACAGTCCCTTTATGGGATTGAACCCCTTTCAACAGAGCAAGAACACGCATTAGCTAAGCGTATAGCGCAAGGTGATGACGAGGCATTAGATCGCCTAGTTACTCATAACTTGCGCTTTGTTGTTTATATCGTGCGTAAGATGACTTACTGGAATCATGGCAAGATGCCAGTTGAGGACATCATCGGCATTGGGAACGAGTGCCTAGTAATGTGCGCTAAGAAGTGGAAGCCCAAAAACAATGCCAAGTTTGCCACCTATGCCAAGTCTTTTATTGAGAAGGGTGTTCGCAGAGAACTGGACAACCTATCCAATATCATTCGCCTACCTATGAATGTAGTTGAAGCCCTCAAAAAGCTGAACTACAACGAACGGACATTAGCCCAAATTCTAGGGCGCAAACCCAAACCCGCAGAACTAGCGAAGATTATGGGAATCAGCGAAAAGAAACTATCTCAGTTGCAGTCCTTTATGAGCCGAGAACCTATCTCCATTGACCACCTTAACACAGAGAGATTTACAGATGAGCAAGATGATTGAACTAACACCCGAGCAAACTAGGGCTTACAACCGCTTTATTTTAGCGCGGGACCGCATTTATAAACGCAATAAGAAATGGGTCCGCGCTTCTGAAATCTCCCATACAGTTGATGTAGCGGGTTTAAACCATCCGCTTTATGTGGTGAACGATGAGTATGTGGAGTATGTGGAAGCGTTTAAACAATGGCTAGAAGTTGAGCCAAGTTTTAGGCATGATGAGAGATTGCGCTCAAGTCAGGGAGATTATGGCGCACAAGATAACTGGGATGAGAAACCGAGCAAAGTAAAGGAACTGTAATGACTAAAGTTATACCGACCGATGTATATGATAAAGACGGGTGTCTCCTCCGCATTGAGTTTCATAATTTAAGTGGTGGATTTGAAGTCCAAGCTGAATGGGATCCAAACGATGAACAAACCAGCGAGAACAGGGAGGCTTTTCGAAAATGGGCCTATACAATGGTGAAACGATTGGGGTTTGAAGTAGCCCTATGAAGACGGGTGACTGGGTTATATGGGACGACAAACCTGCCGAGGTGGTAACAGTCTATAATGATGGGTTAAATCTGGTCATTCGTGCCACCATATCCAAAAATCCGCCAGCAAAAACAAGGATTGAGAGTTTTAATAAGTACGAGGTATTCACAGTGAAAACAGAGGAAACCACAGAGATACCTAAAGAGGTAGCCGATATTATGAGGTCAGATTTATGAAATACGCCACAGTAAACGAATACCATCCAAACCACGATATACCAGAGGGCACACTGCTAAGGATTATCCCAAACTGGAGGGTCGAAAGGGAAACTGAATTGGTTAGATGCGTATATGCTAGGCAAGATGTAGAAATAGCTAGGTTAGCAGTGTATATTTTCAACCCAAAAGACCTCACTGAAATTTCCGAAGAAGTGGCCGATATTATGATGAGTGTGCTATGAGAGAGTGGATATTGTATAACCATACAGCTGGACAGGTTATTAACAATGCCTCGTTCAATGCTGAGAACATTCGAGTTGAGTTTAGTTATAAAGACAGTATGGGTGTCCCTTTCACAAAAAAGGTGTGGGTTCCAGTAGCTGATTGCACTCCAATTACCAAAGAGGTAGCCGATATCATCCTTTCTTCCTAATTTTTAGGCAAAATTGTCACAGTAGTCATAGTAGTCACCCTTACTTTGACTCTTTTATTTATTTTATTTTTTTTAAATTAAGAAAAAAGAAAAAAGAAGAAATAAGGGGTACTACTATGACAACCCTGACAATCGATAACTTTTAGTTATGTCTTTATTACAAAAAGTTATTTAACATCCCACAGCTTTTTGATATACAATAGCGGAAAAGGAAAGGAATCCGCATGTCAAAACCAGCATCACTGCCAGTAATATTTGAAAATATCCCCATGGATTTAAAGAGAATCCCACGCTGGGTTCTTTGGAGTCACACAGAAGTCGGACCGGAAGGTAATAAGCGCTGGTCTAAACTCCCCGTACAGGCAAACGGTCAATCAGCCTCCTCTACCAATCCAGCAACATGGGCAGACTTTCTAACTGTCCAAGCTGCCTATCAATCCAACCCAAACCGCTTCTCAGGTGTTGGTTTTGTCTTCAGTGAAGACGACAACCTCATCGGTGTCGATTTGGATGACTGCTATGATGCCACATTGTCCAGTTTCACAAATGCTGCAATGCAGCATATTGCAGAGTCAATCAATGGTTACATGGAAGTCAGCCCATCAGGGACAGGTGTTAAGATATTTACCCGTGGAAGCCTTAAAACAGCCCATGTAGACCATTCCATTGGTTTTGAGGCATACCCACACGGTCGGTATTTCACGGTCACCGGAGCCCCCATAAGCGGTTCTATCCCCACCGATGAGCAAGACCTCTCAGCCATCATCCCAGACCGTACCGTTCACATCACAGGTGATGACTTTGCGGACTACAAACCTCCCGTCTCAGACTATGACTTAGCCCGTGTAGAAACGGAGATTTTAGCCAATCTTAACCCAGACTGCGGATACGCAGATTGGATGAATGTAGGTTATGCACTGCACCATCAGTTCAGAGGTGATCCCGAAGCATGCGAATTGTGGGATCGCTGGTCTTACAACGACGGAGCAACTCCAGCCTACCAAGCAACAGGCGACAACTCCTGCCATGCGAAGTGGAAGACGTTTAAACGTGACACTGGCTCAACATCCACACTACGCTCACTGATCTTCAAAGTAAACATCCAAACCAAACAAGAAGCACTCTCCCGTGGTGAGATTATTCTTGATGCAGGACCGATGAACCATGCCCGTTCGTTTTTAGATAACTTATTCTCCAGTGAGGAAGGCTACACACTGGTTCACTATGCAGAGGACTTTTATATCTATGTCAAAACCCACTACGAAATTATCGAAGAAGCTACGATCAGATCCAAACTTTATGCGTACCTTGACAGATGTAAGAAAACTGGGCGCAAAGGAGCACTCGAAGCGTTCAGTCCTTCGCCAGCATCGGTTTCAGCAGCTTTGGACGCTATCAAATCAATTACCCATTTACCAAATCACCCAAATACAAAACCGCCTATCTGGCTTGAGCAGTATGCTGGAGACAAACCAGAAGCCTCAGACTTAATCTCGCTAAAGAACGGTATCTTTCACCTCAAAGACTATGTAATGATTCCGCACTCATTGGGTTTCTTTACACAGAACTCATTGCCATTCGTATATGACCCAACGGCTCAGTGCCCAACATGGATCAACTTTCTAAACTCTGTATGGGATAAAGATCCACAGTCCATCGAAGCGTTGCAAGAGATGTTTGGCTACATTCTCAGTGGCGATACTCGCCAACAAAAATTCTTTAACATTATCGGACCCCGCCGTTCAGGTAAGGGAACAATTAACAAGATCTTGGTGTCGTTGTTAGGACAACACAACACGGTCGCACCACAACTGGAGGAACTCTGTGATACTTTTGGCTTACAGCCTTGGCTGGGTAAACTTTTGGCTTCTTTCACAGATGCCCGAGCTCCTGAACGCAATCGGAGTGCTGTTGTATCTCAGCTTCTCAGGATCGTGGGCGGTGACACCGTCACTGTCAATAGAAAGAATAAAGAGGCTTGGAGTGGCTATCTCCCTACCCGTATTGTGGTTTATTCTAACGAGGTACTTCAACTAACTGAGAACTCCAACGCTCTGACAGGTCGTATGCTGGTGCTTAAGATGACAAACACCTTCTACGATAGAGAAGACACCGAGCTATCATTCAAATTGGAAAAAGAACTGGCAGGAATCTTTAACTGGGCTATGGAAGGACTCAAGCGCCGCTTAGCCCGCGGGGGATATTTCATCCAACCAGAATCCGGCAAACAACTGCTTGAATTGATGGCTGAATTGGGCAACCCAATCGGCTCATTCGTTGAAGATGCGTTAGAGTTTGACCCACTGGGCGAGGCATCAAAGGACGATGTATTTGCCTGTTATAAGAAGTGGGCATTGCAAAAGTCTTTACCGCCAGGTACCGAACTTGCGTTTAAACGTCGTTTTTTAGCAGCAACACAAGAACATCACATACAAACTGGACTAAGTCGGGTAAACGGTGGTAGAATACACACTTACCAAGGCGTGAAGTTAAACGCCAAAGCTAAGAAGTATGTCGAAAGTATTGAATCATTTAACGAGGAGGTTTTTTGATGAACGCAAATGAACTAGCTGAACTAATTGAGCACTTAGAAAATGCAAAGTATATTGGTGCAAGTAAAGCAGCCACCATGCTACGCCAGCAACAAGCTGAAATAGAGGCGTTGAAAGAAGCATTACGCATGAAAGTGATTCTTAATGAACACGCTCAACAGGCAATGAAAGGATACAAGGAGTTATTGAAATGAAAAATGAACCAGTAGCGTATATAGACCCATACGACCTTGAAAGATTACCTCATTACGACTGCTATATTGGAAGCCAGCAGTTAAAAAATGGTATTCCACTCTACACTCATCCAGCAGACCTAACAGATGAGGAAATAACGGAAGTTATTAAAAAAATTGCAAGCAACAATGAGTATGTTTATTCATTGTACGAAGATTTTGAAGGAATCGAATTTAGTAGGGTTGGTATATTTGAATTTGCTAAAGCAATACTAAGAAAGGCACAAGAAAATGAACAATGAACCAGTAGCATGGATGCTGTTAAGGAATGAATCCTGTGTTGAACTTACCGAATGGTATGGAGTTATGCGTGGCTGGGAAGAATTCTTGGGCGATAACGAAAAGATTGTTGAACTCTACACCCATCCAGCAAAGACACTAACAGATGAGAAAATAGAGGAAGTGTATAGAACTGTGGAGCAAGACTTTGCTTTAACAGAATCTAAAAAATCCGATGGTGGTTGGAGAAACTTTCCTGTTGAATTGGGCAGAGCAATACTAAGAAAGGCACAAGAGAAATGAACGCAAATGAACTAGCAAATTTATTGGAAGTAGATAGCTGGTATAAGCTGGTAACTAGGGAAGAAATAGCCACCATGCTACGCCAGCAACAAGCTGAAATAGAAGCGTTGAAAGAACGCATTGAACGCATGATTGAAAACGCAAGTCACCACGAAGGCATCGCACACGCTGGTGGGTTTGAACAAGGCTACGAGGCTGGACGTAAAATGGGCATGCAACAAGAGCGGGCGTTGTGGGAACTAGCGGCATCGACACAGGAGATAATGAAATGACCACCTTCACCACACAAGACCGGCAAGATGCCGAACGAGACGGAAAATGCCAACACTGCGAAAACGGGTGTATTGCCTGTGACGCTAGAGTTTTATTAACTCAAGAAGTATTGCGCATCGGTGAGATATTAGGCTTGAAGACAACCAGCTCCGACTACAACGCCTTCAAGGTAATGGAAGTCATCAAGCAACTCATTGACGCCAGCCGACTTGCCAGCAAGCCAATGAAGAAACGCCCATTGACTGATGCAGAAATACGTACTATTCAAGATATGTGTCACTTAAAAAATGTAGGATACAATAACTTTATTATGAGGTTCGCCCGCGCCATTGAGCGAGCCCACGGAATAGGAGAATAGGTAATGACTTTTACCACCGTCAATATTGATGAAACACTCCAGCATCTTGAAAACTGCAACTACATCGGGGCTCTACAAGCAATTCGACTTATTAACGACCTTGAAAGAGAGCGTAGCAGGTTACAACAACGTGTGTTAGACTTGGAGGAAAGAGATGCCAAACGAACTATGACTGCCATTGTGCGTGATCAGTATTTCTATATAAACATGCTTGAAAGTATTATAGAAAAAATGGGCGTTGACCTCAGTACAATACAAGAACGCGCCCACGGAATAGGAGAATAGGATGATCAGTAATGCAAAACTTTCGCCTGAATATGTTTTTCACGAAGCTCCACACAAATCAGGTGCGTGGGTTATTGGCGGGTCATTTTATGTTTATGTTATAAATAAACCATGCTGGTTACATAAGAAAATGACCAAACTACTATTGGGCTGGGATTGGCAATGACTGAATACGAATTTATGGTATCAGGTGACGCAGAAGAGTGGACAGAGGAAGAAAAGCAATTAGTCATCAAGCGTCACGAAAAGCAAAAGAAAGAGTTTAACGAACATTGGAAAGGCATTGTGTGGGAAACAGTAGGCAAACACTTTGCAATTAAAACAGAATGAGCTTCACCATCTACCAAGCAGACGGCCTCAAAGTCATCCAGTGGTTCCCCACTGTTGACAAACTCATTGCCAGCATGCTGGCCAACCCTAACGACGCATACCATCGGAATGCATAATGGAAATAATTGGATACGCAGCAATTATCGGACTTGTATTAATACTATTATGGAATAAATAATGGCAAAACTAAAAGTAACCAAACCCGCAGTAAAAGAAAAGTCTGGCAAAGTGATTGCCGACTCACCAGCATACTCACACAGCGAGATTGAAAAGAAAGCTGGTCGACCAAAGAACGCAGACAAGCGTGGCTTCTTGCTATCAAACAAAGAGTTTGTTGGCAGAGGGAAAGCAGCCAAAGTGGCAAAGGAAGCTGGCGAAATTAAAAAGCCAGTAAAAAAACTATACAGTCACGAGCTTCGTGCTGGTTTAGGAATCAAGAAAGCAAAAGAACCCAAATGACAACCCACGACGGAGGAAAAGGCGATGCCCCACGGCCCATCAGTAATAAAGAGCAATTCGACAAAAACTGGGATGAAATCTTCAACAAAGCCAAAGAAGAAATCGTCCACTTTGAAATCGAAGCAGACAACGAACACGCAACAATCCTTGCCAGCATACCTTTTGGACGGTAATGATATCCAGTTCACCATGACCCATGCTATGGATCATGAAGACGGTTCAGCGACTTACAATTTAGATCTTAACCCATACACAAATGGTAAGTTAGTTGAGATTGGTGTGATTGCATTGTTAAAAGAACATATTGCACAAGAGAAAGCGAAGAAACCTAGTCTTTGGGCGAAAATTAAGCGTTTTTTGCATAAGTAGATATAGGACTCGCTGTGAAGCGCTCCTGCGGGCGTAAAGAAGCCCTGCATTTGTTTAAGGACGCTTAAACTGACAGCCAGGAAAGACTGGCCCCTATTTAACAAGGAGATATTATGGCAACTAAACCTGGACTCTATGCCAACATCAACGCAAAGAGAGAACGTATAAAAGCTGGCTCTGGCGAAAAGATGCGCAAACCTGGTGCCAAAGGTGCACCTACTAAGCAAGCATTTGTTGAATCCGCTAAAACTGCGAAGAAAAAATAATGGCTACCAAAAAGAAATCTGTATCTCTTGCGATTGGTCGTGGCGAAAAGCTACCAGTATCTAAAGGTGCTGGATTAACAGCCAAAGGGCGCGAAAAATATAATCGTGAAACTGGCTCACATTTAAAAGCACCACAACCAGAAGGCGGACCACGCAAGAAATCATTTTGTGCCCGCATGTCTGGCATGCCCGGACCCATGAAAGATGAGAACGGCAAACCAACACGCAAAGCAGCAGCACTGAAAAGGTGGAAGTGTGGCAGTTAGAAAATATACCTTCAAGCCAGAGATGTGTGATCGCATGATCGAGTTAGGTCAACTGGGCGCTTCACAAAAAATGATTTGGGCTGATATTGGCATAACTAAGGATGTGGCTAAAAGCTGGGAGAAAAAGTACCCAGAATTTAAAGATGCCCTAGATATGGCTCTTGTACACTCACAAGCATATTGGGAGCGGGAGATGCTCGCCAATGTGGGTAATAAGGCATTTAACAGCCGTATTGCTGAAATTGCTCTTCGTGGACAATTCCCACAAGATTACAAAGAAACTCGTGAACTCAAAGCAGAAATCAAACAAGATATTAAAATTGACTTCGCTGGAGAAGTTGCTAGTTTAATCAAGCAGTTACGAGAAGCAAAAGAATAAACCTCAAACTTTCTCATATTATGAAATGGCTAGGCGTAAAAAACCTAGCCATTTTTGCATAAGTAGTAGTACACTATATAAAGTTAAACCAGTAAATAAGGAAATCAGATGACGGCACACGCAATACTCTCCGCTTCGGGCTCTAAACGGTGGCTATCCTGCACACCAAGCGCTCGCTTAGAAGCAACACTCCCAGAACAAAAGAAAGCACTAGGATCATTTGACCATTCTGCTGAGGGCACACTTGCCCATACATTGGCGGAAGTAAAATTGCGTTTTCAACTCAATCAGATAGGACAAGAAGAATATGACAACGAAGTACAGAAGGTTAAAGAAAGCGAATACTACAACGAAGAACTCGAAGAGTATGTCGACAACTACGTCGTTTACGTCCGCAGTCAAATTAGCGAGCACGATCGACCACTTTTTGAACAGCGTGTGGACTTTTCTGACTGGGTTCCTGATGGCTTTGGTACGGCCGATGTGGTCTTACTTTCTAAGCACTCCATTCGGGTTATTGACCTCAAATTCGGTCGGGGCATTCCCGTCTCAGCGATCGACAACACGCAATTACGCCTCTACGCCCTTGGTGCGTATGCCAAGTTCAAAGAAGAATACCCCGAAATCAAAGAAGTCCACTACACCATCGTCCAGCCAAGACTTGACTCTATTAGCAGCGATGTCACGACCCTCACCAAGCTCCTTGACTGGGCAAACTACTACGTCAAAACCAAAGCCAAGAAAGCGTGGACAGGCACAGGCGAGTTCGTCCCAGGCGACTGGTGCCAGTTCTGCCGCGCCAAAGCCACGTGCAAAGCGCGCTCGGACTTCGTCAACGAAATAGCATCACTAGATTTTCGTCCAGCTTCGCTACTAGACGAAGAAGAGTTCCGTCTAGTACTTTCCAAAGCATCACAATTAAAGTCTTATGTGAATGATATTGAAGAGTATGCTACACAAAGAGCGGTGCACGAAAATGTCATACCTGTTGGTTTTAAATTGGTAGTACCAAAAGGTCACAGAAAGATTTCAGATTTTGCTTTAGCTGAAACAATTCTTTTGGAAAAAGGTTTTCACAAAGAAGACTTATACGAAGTAAAACCAAAGTCAGTACCTCAAATTGAAAAGTTGGGCAAGAAAGGTCAGATTGTTGGCTTGTTAGGTGATTTAATTGTGCGACCCGATTCATCACCAAAACTGGTGCCAGATAATGCTATTGAGGACTTTTCGTGAGCACACCATTAATTGTTATTTCAACTCTGATATACTTAGGCGTAGCAGTTGACCAGTTGTTAAAAGGACACACTGGTCCAGCAATAATGTTTTTGGGGTACAC